TGCTATCCACCCTTGGCTGGTCTGGGATGTCAACGCCAAACATTCTTGCTGGCAATTTGATATATCCAAGAGATAAGACGATTAAACACCAAGTTAAAATCGCTGCTTGGGCTGAAGTGGAGACCAAGAACATTATTTTTTCTTGATAATCAGGTTTATCGTCATCTTCCTCAACCTTTATGGGCTTTGTTTCGGGTGTTTTCTTATCAGCCATAGAGAAAAAGAAACGATATTCTAAGATTAATCATAAATCAGAAAAAATGGTTGAAGTTTATGCGGCTCTCATAGGTGCTGCCATATCTGCTTTTTTGATGGTTCTTGCAAATATAAGTAACAGACGAGAAAGAGATATTCGTGAATTATTTAATCGAATTAATGCTGTAGAGCAATCTCTTGCAAGAATAGAAGGAGCTAGAAGAGATCCAAACGCATGGAGGAAAAGATAGAACAGGCTAAGAAACGTATTAAGGAGCTGGAGCTTTTAATAAAGCATTGGGAGAAACAGAGGTCTTAAGCTTTTGTAATTCCGCTGCTCTTATTTGTTGTTTACGAAGTTCTACACAATGCGAGCAAAAACAAAGAGGAATGTCTAGCTTCATAACATTGGAAGATCACTAGAAACAACAAAACCTCCCAATACTTTGCGAGTGACGGGGAGGTTCTGAAGTGGATGATGGGACCAAGCAAAATTTAGCAATTATATATACAGTTGGGAAGAGTTGGTTTATTTATGAGAAAACTGCTTAAGCCATTCTTGCCGATTCTTTATGCTTTTTTACGAAGCGATGAGGGGAAGAAATTTATAATAGGCATACTTAAAGCAGCTGCTAAACAAACGTCAAATAGTCTTGATGATCAGGCAGTTGATTTTGTAAAAGCAAGGCTTTATCCAAGTAGCACTACTAAGCTCCAATGATTAAGTACAAGACTGAATGGATCGAAGAAGACAAGAAAAGAGTCACAGACATGCAACGCTGGTACGTTTTAGACGGTAGGCATAGACCTGACCATCCCTTGCATGGCCTATATACTGGGTTAGTAGAGAAGGGAAAAGACTTAGACAGCTATGACTACACAACTTGACCTATCTTTTCTGGATTCATTATCTTCTCCTCCCAGTTTAGAAGAAGAGCTGGTACTGGAGAAGCAAATCGTAGACATACGGGATAGTAGAGATTTTGATGAACTTAAAAAGTATGCAGAGATCACAACCAGACAAAATTTCCAACAAAGCCACTTCATAGCAAATTGCATGGAACGTATCGCTTTGCTTGAAGCGAGGGTTATATGCTTACGAAATCCCGTAAAGGTTAAGAAGAGTTGGTGGCAAAAATTCCTTTAGGGTTAGTCAAGGAAGCTTCTGGGTACTGGAGTGTGTACCATCTATGATCGCACTCTAAACAGTGTCTACGTCTATATATTTTTCCTTCTTTATCTCTTTTTGTTATTACTATTTGTTGTTTTGAGTATTGCAAACATTTAGGGCACGGTGTGTGAGATGTTTTGGTCTTCATCTGGCTTTTCTTTTATGTTTGGTGCGCGGCCATCCACTCTACGCCTAACAGATTCTCTCCATTCAGCGTGGTCTTTAGCTTCGGCTGCTTTATAAACAGAACTAGGTAACTCTCGTTGTAGCTGTGCGTAAACGGCGTTTCTTATCCAGGCAGTTGCCCTGATACCTTCTAGTCCCGACTGCTGCATAACCAGTTTTGCACGATTGGGGTCTAAAAGTATTTGTAAATAAGTTTTGTTCCCGTGTTTTAGAGCCATTACAACGCTGTCTTTGTACTACTCTACCACTAAATACGGTATCGGACAGTAAAGGTTAGTGAACTTCTCTCCATGTTTTCCCTATAGATACTTCCGCTAAAGCAGGTATATCTCCTAACCATTTGGACTCAGCTTTTTCCATTTTATCTTTAAGTAACGATGCCCATTCTTCTGCCTCCTCTTCACGGACTAATAGCAATATCTCATCATGGACAGCAGCAGCTAATTTAACCCTATCTTCTCCCGCTTCTTTAATGGAAGGCCAGATTAAGCACAGAGCATACTTTAATATCGCAGCTCCAGCACCCTGTATAGGTGTATTACATCTAACTGTTAGACGATTCAAATCTCCTTTAAGAAATCTACGCATACCCGACTGAGGAATTCGTACTTCAGGCCATTCTTCTCGTTGTGTCTCTGTAGAAATAATCTGATTATTCAACTGCCATTGATGTATTCCGTGGTAAGTCTTTAACCAATTATCTCTTATTTTTATCGCTTCTTCTTTAGTCATAACAACACCACTACCACCAGCGTAGTTCCTCAATCCCTCTGCGCCTGATCCGTAAAGAAGGCCAAAATTGGCAGCTTTAGCTATCTGCCTATCACACCCCATAGCTTCTGCAGTAAAAGTGTGCATATCTGCGCCCTCTTTAAAAGCCTCTATCATTTTTTCATCCTCCGCTAAAGCAGCAGCAAGCCTTAATTCCATCTGACTGTAATCAGCATCTACTAAAGACCAGCCTTCTGGGGCTTTAACGCATTGTCTAAATGTGGCATCCCTTGGAATCTGCTGATTATTGGGTTTAATACAACTCATTCGACCTGTATCAGCACCTAATTGCATATAAGAAGCCCGTACAAAGCCATCGGAATCAACCTTTTCCTGTATAGACGTAATCATCTGTCTACGTTTTTCTGTCTTCTTCCAATTCAGATAAGTTTGAATAACACTATGGTCAGCCGCATAACTCCTAAGAGCTTGCCTGGATGCACTTTCTTTACCGTTAGAGTCTTTAGGAGCTTTACCTAAAACAAGCGTAAATTTCTCTAGTAACTGCTTAGGGCTATTTAGGTTAAACCCCGCATACTTCTTAGTACCTAAACGAATAGATCCCTCATCCTTGGGACGCAAATTAAAAGATCCATTTTTGTGCTGCTCTTTTAGTTCATTTAGTTCCTCTTCCCATTTAATACGAGAGTCCGAAGAATGACCCATTTCAGTTAATTTGCCCTCTAAATATTTGATTCTTAAGGGACAAACACTGCTTTCTCTAGGTAATTTCTTACCTTCAGGCAAAGCATTATCTAGCTCACGGATAAATTCATTACCCATTTCTTTAGCATCATCTTCGTAATCTTGACGGCATTTTTCTAGGGAATCAGAGTCCCACGGTAAACCTGTTCTCCACATCTGAGCCATAGCAGGTAGAGCCGCTATTTCCAGAAGAAAAGCTTCCATTAAACGCCCATCCATTAACTTTCGCTGTAGTGAGTCGTCTAATTCAAGAAGAGCCTCAACATCTCCAGCGGCATATTCAAGTTGGGATTTAGATAAAGTCTCTGCGCTCCAATCGGATCTTTGCTCCTCTTTAGATAGTGTCTTCTTTAAATGCCTTTCCACCAAGGCATCTAAGCCGTGTTTTACTTTAGGGATACCGTTGGTAAGTAAACGGCTCGCAATCATTGAACAACGGATTCTTCCTTTAACGTATATTCCATGTTCTTGAAGCCAAGCAAGATCGAATACAGCATTATGAGCTAACCAAAAACGTTCTCCATTGTTAAAGAACCTATCTAGTTTTGCCCAATCATCATCGTCTAATTCAAAGCAATCAATAACGACAATAATTTTTTGAACGTAGTTACCAATCTGAATTAATCGCAACTTTCCCTTTTCAGGCTGAAGCTGGAGCGTTTCGGTATCAAAGGCAAGGCTTATGCAGGTATCAAGCAGGTTTAAGTGCTTGATACCGTAGTACACTTTGTATTCGGACATAGCTATAAATCAAGCTCCAATTGCTTGGGGTAGTCAGCAGAAACCGCGTAATCTAAAATTGCAGAAACAGCGTCCCTATAACCTTCATAATAAGACCAATCATTACTTGCTTGTTCATATCTTTTACAAGCAAAGTTTTCATTGTGAGTATTTAAATGACGTGTTTTTTCGTCATTTAGAGAGTTGTATAAGTTAAGCAATTCCCTTTGAATCACTATCTTTTCTCTTAATTCCATTAGTAGTCCTCCTCTTCTACTTCTGTCCAAGAAGAACAAGAAATCAGCATTTCTACCGACTCTTCTACCTCCTTAAGCGTAGGCGCAGTTTCAGGGGTAATAGGATCTCCCCACAGTATCTCTGCTTCGCATAAAGCAGGTCCATACTCTGCGGGTTCTAAGAATGTTTGATGCCTAACTAATTTAAAGTCAGGTACTACAGCTCGAATGTAAACAACATCATCGCCGTAGCTATACCCGAAACGTTCCAAGCCAACGGCTGAGTTATCGGGATCTGTAATTTGAGTGAATTGGGTCATGGGTGTTGACCGAAGGTACTTTATTATTGTAGCACATTAACCTGAAATTAGGTACTCCTTAAAGGAATGAAACTTATCTACATCTCTATTAGTGGATATTGCAACATCGAAACCGCACTCCAAAGCGGTTATGACGTTCTCTCCTAAGTAATCTTCATTCCAAAAATCTATTTGCTCCACTTTTACAGCTTTATTATCTGCATCGTATTCTGTGAATCTAACTGTACCTACAGGACCGTCTTCATCGTACGGAATCTCGTAAAAAGTTAGTCTAACCTGTTTTCTATCCATATATTTGAAGCTCCTTATCCCTCATATATTCTAGTAAATCCAGTAATGCCTCAAAAGGACATTGGTAATAATGATGGCAACGGACTTCGTGTTTACTGCTTTTTTCTAAAATAATATCCCAACACCACATAGTTTCCTCTGGGTGGGTATTAGTCAGTTCATACAGGGGCGTACCGCTTAAATCTAAAACCATTTAGCCCATGCCTCCTCTGTTGCTTTATCTATTTCATCTTTATTTCTATCTTCACCCGCGCGGGGATATGTACCAGGTGTCCCAATTGCACCTTTTTCCTCTTCAACACTAGCTTTTGGGGTGGGACAGCTAACCTCTTTTTTCAAAGTTGTCCCACCTGGGACAGCTACGCTCGAATTATCAGGTTGTCCCACCTCTGTCCCACCCCCACTATCCTTGGTATCACTACTTTTATCTAGGGTTGGGACAGCATACGCAAAGTCCCCGCACGCGAGGATAGCCTTATACGAATTAACCCCCTTTTTAGAAGTAACACTAACAAGACCTCTTTTCTCTAAACGTTGGAGCGATTTTCTTATAACCGAAACCTTACCCCCAATAAGAGGATCAGCGTTTAATTCTGTCCTGGTACGAGATTCTGGATGTACAACTCTTAAACGCTGTAAAACTCGATCAATTATTCCTACTGGGGAAGTTTCTGTAGGGTCTATTTCTGGGGTGAAGTCGCTAATAGTGAAACTTAAATCACTCTCCATCCGCATTATTAGGGACGTACCAGATCTTCCACTCCTAGATTTTTCTACGGTTATTAATCTTGAATGACTGCCTATTTTTTCTAGCATTTCGTTACTAGGCTTCTTCAATGCCCAGGTTTCGTCTACTGCATCCCTAATGGCCGAAGTACCTCTAAATCCTCCTGTTTTATTTGCGTGGTGTATAAGAAGAATTGTTGTAGCAGGGAAAAGTACTCCATTATTTCTAGTTAACCAGTAAAGAGGAGTAGCAAAATCAGATTTATTTTCATCAAAGGCTCTACCTCCACTACATCCAATAAGAGAATCAATAACAACCAAACTAGGCTTAATCTTTTTCATCAGAGAAACAAACTGGGCATAACGCTGGAGCGACCAGTCTGTTTGTATATGGGTGAATTTATTAATAGGAAAATCAACTTCTTCTAATTGTTCTTTTAACTGAATTAATGGTTGATCTCCGTTTAGCAAAAGTACTGGACCTTGTTTAACAGGAACGGGTTTACCTCTAACTATGAAAGGTGCTCCAGTTGCGATATGTTTTGCCAACGCCCACGCACTCATAGATTTACCGTCACCACCAGCTCCATAAACAAGAACAACGGAAGGAGTAGGCAAAACATCTGGAATTAGATAATCCCTCTTACCCTCTATCTTCATTAATTCCTCTACCTGCATCAACTTAGTTGCGCCTTCGTACTGAATCTGGTCAACGATCAGTTTCTCTAAAGCAACTTGATCTCTGTAACCTGATTGGAGCGCAAGAGTATTTAGCCTGTAGTTCATCTCGGCTGGATTATCTAATTCGAGGATATATTTTGCTTGTTTTATTACTTCATCAAAAGGAAGTGTAGAGGTTCTAATTTCTTGTACTTGCTTGGCTTCAGCCCTTTCAATAATGTCTTTACTAACTACCGAGAACCTGGCACGTTTTGGATCTTCCTGATCGGCAAGCCAAATAAGAGTACCAAGAGCAACTTTTCCAGGTCTAAAAGATTTCCAAGGACCAGAGCAAGGATTTGAATTTTGCCATTCATCGGCATATTCAGGATCTTCAGCAGACCAAGCTGACCATAAAGTTAAACCTGAATCATCTGGCAATTCTGAATGAATAGCCATTCCTATTTTTATCCAATGCTCTCTACTTCCAGTTCCTTGATGTGTAATAACGCTCAAGCACTCTTGAATAATCTGAGCTATTTCATCTTCTGTTCTATCGGATAAATCAAGACCTTTTCTATTTTTAAGAAAACCAGATCCATCTCCTGCTTTTGATGCTTTCATCTCAGAAAGCAACCAATCAGGAGCAACAGGTATATTTTCTATATCTCCTTTAAAGCCGTAAGTTCCTTTTTCTGAAACCTTACCGCCTGGATATTCTCCATAGATAAGACCTTGCCTACCCCAAAGAAGTTCATAACAACCACCAGTAGCTTCAGATAATCCGTGGCCTTGTACTTCTCCCCACAGATTTTCTGGAACCCTGAATATATATTTAGCAGCGTTCTTCTTAGTACTTGTAATCACTGGAACGCCTTTCATATCACCCCATTTTTTCTTTAGGGAAGAAAGGTTTCGATCACAATCCAGAATGACTATTCCATTACCCCTAATACCTGTAAATAAGCCAACAGCCCCTAACTTTCTATTCCTTTCAAGAGCTAATACGACATCCGAAGGCTTGAATTTACGGTGGAACGCTTCCTCTAAAGGGTTCTTGCCTGTTGCTTCCTTCCCAGAAAGCATCTTTTCTCCTTGTCTATATATCGGTGCGTACACCAAATTGTCGGGGAGATTCTTAACAAATTGAAGCAGGTTCATGTGCTACTATTCCTTTGTAATACTTTAAATTTTTACCCCTGCGGCCTCTCCAGCCCTGGGGGTTTTTTCATTTTAACCTATTGACAGGTTTCTGTCACTATACTACACTAGTTAATGCACAGGGCAATAATGCCCACCGCTTAACCGACTAATGCCTTTTCTATCAGAAAAAGCCGCTTCCGCTGTATCAGCTAGTGCAGGTGGAGGCTATCTTAATCCTTCAAAAATTCAAAGTGGATCATCTGTCCGCTTTGCTCTTTTGTCGGATGCACCTCTCGAATATTACGAGATTTGGGGAGAATCAACTGAAGGAGCTGTAAAGCCTTTTAGATTTGCAAACGAACCAACTCCCGAAGATATATCCGCTGAGTTTGGTTCGGAATTTTCCAGACGTTTAAATCGTGAGGGTTCAGCACCCGAACCTGCAAAGTTTGGAATTTCTGTTCCTGTGTTTAATCACGACACTGGCAGCGTACAAGTCCTAGCGATTACCCAAAAGTCAATCAATAGAGAACTGGACGCTATTAGTCAGATGGATGATTATTCCAATTTGCTTGAGTGGGATTTTGTCCTTTCAAAGGAAGGTAACGGCCTTAATACTGAATACAGTCTTAGAGCTGTTCCCCGCAAGAAAGGATCAGAAGCCAAAATCAAGGAAGCTTGGAACGCAGCTCAGGAAGAAGGATTTGATATATCCCGTTTAATGACGGGAGGTAATCCTTTTAAAGAGAGCCAAAACTAAAAAAGTTAGGGGGTCTATATGGCCCCTTTCTTATTACCGCTAGGAAAACAATGAAACCAAATGAGCCAGAAGTTCTATGGTCTATGAATCAACAATTTTACGAAGGAGTTGACGAAGAGACCAGAACGATAGACCTACTTCCTTACTGGAACGACGAGACACTTTTAAATAAAAAGCAGTCTCCCGTACTCCATTATTTCTAGTTAACCAACAGGATCTTTTCCCCTAAAACCTTGCTTTAAGGTATAGTAATCATGGGAACGTATATTTATTTTTTCTGTTAATGGGTATGGTGGATAAACAAAACGCACTGGCTTCTTTATATGACTGGGAACTGGAACGCGATGACTCTCAAACAGAATTTCCTCATCGTGTTTACAGAGATGAAGAAGGAAAGATTTATCATTCTGTAACCCATATCCTCAAGGAAACTGCACCAAAGGATCAGAAACTTGCACTTGAAAATTGGGAAAAGAAACCTTCATCCTCTATGGAACGTGCCATTGCGTGCGAAAGAGGGAACCTTACTCACTCAAACGCTGAGTATATTCTTAAATTGGCAGCGAAACTTGCGAGACAAAGCGCGAATAGAAAAGGAGTGTGGAGCACTCGCGAGGATGGGCTGGAACGATGCCCTAAAGCGATCACGAAATGGGCACTCAGTAAAGCAGCGGAGTCAGCACC